GCTATGCTCAGAACAGTTAGACTTTACGGAGAACTGGCAGAGTTTGTTGGACATAAAGAATTAGATGCAGTAATTACCTGTACTGGAGATGCTATCAGGTTTCTAGTTAGTAATTTCCCAGGATTAGAGGCACATATGGCGGATCGTCACTACCAAGTGCTAGTTGACGATTATGAAATAGGAGAAGAAGATATTCATAATCCAATAGGACAATCAGACATCAGTATTGTTCCTGTTATCACTGGTGCTGGTGGAGGAGCAGGAAAATTTCTGCTTGGTGCTGCTTTAGTTGCTGGAGCTTTTCTTGCTCCAGGCTCTACATTAATCTTTGGAAAAGGTTTCGGAGCTTCACTTGCAGGAGCAGGATTTGTCACAAAAGCTGCGGTTGGTATAGGGGGAGCATTGTTATTGAGTGGAGTACAAGATATGTTATTTCCTCTTCCTGATATTCCTGATTTTAGTAATGAACAAGATCCTAGAATATCATTTAGCTTTTCTGGAGTGCAAAATACTAGTCGTGCAGGAACTAGCCACCCAATAGTTTACGGAGAGATTATAACTGGGTCGGTTGTAATTTCAGCAGGAATCGACACTAATCAGGTATCAGCATGACGGATAAAATTATTAGAGGAGCAGGTGGTCCTCCCCCAACAC